ATGTCGTGTTCCCCGCACTGATAACGCTCTCAGTGGTCTCAATGATAGCAGCCAGAGGATCGCCAGAAAAAGCGTAGAGCTTATCACCCAGCGCACCGCCAAACTGAAACTGGCCGCCCAGCCAGAAATTGCTGTCAAGCGATGCCGGGAGTGCATCTAGGCTGGAGGTGATGTTGTCCAATGCCTCCAGCGTGTAGTCCGGGCTAAAGAACGGAGCCAACAGATCGGCATCCACAGAGGCAGAAGACCAGCGGTTGAGCGCATAGTTGTAGATCAGCAGCTTGTCTGGGGTGAAATCATTGCTGTCATTGCTGACATAAGACCAGACTGCGATCTGATTTGTCGGATCAACTGCCGCAGACATCTTGCTCTTTTGCGCCAGATTGGCATCATCAAAGAAAAACTTGTTGACCTTCTCAGCACCGATAGGCGTGGCTCTCTGCCCGTCAAAAGCGTAGAAACCATCATCAGACAGGAAAAACACCAGATGCCCGATGTTGCATACCGATCCCGGCGTCTGACAGCCACGGCTCGTCTCCACCTTGTCAAACTGCCAAATAAGCGGCGGCCCAGTATATGTGGCGCGGACAATAGCCTTGTCCATCAGCACAGTGGCATATTCACCGCCAACCAAGCCGGTGATAGCGCCAGCGTCAGGTATCTCCTGAAAGTCAGACTGTTCTGTGCCTGCCGTCCAGCTTGTGGTGTCGTTGAAACCAGACCAATACACCTTGTAAGGAACACGCCCGGAACCTTCATCAATATTCGCCAGCCAAACAAAGTCACGCACAACAGCGATAAAATCGGCCTTCGGGGCATCTGTGGACAGAACAGCAAACTGCGTGGAGCTGCCCAAATCCCACTTCTGCAAGGCAACCCCGGTGCCGCCAGAGGCAATCACCTCATTACCAAACTGAACGAAACGCCAGCGATCTTTTGTGCCAAGGGCGTATCCTGTGCCTTGGCTTACATCATCCAAACCACTGTCCGTTGAATCAAACTTGTAAAGCCGCGCAGAATCACCGGCAAACAGCTCAACTGTGCCATCCTTGTCCTTGGCAGCAAACAACCCGACAATCGTGTCAGATGCAGAGCCAGAATACGCATTAAACTGGTTGAGGTGCCGATAGCCCATAGATGCCGGGATCACATTGTCTGCGACCGTCACGCCGGGGTTCTGTGTGTCAGGCTGATCTGGCAGCCATTCGCCAAACATCATCATTGTCTTGCCCAAACCTCACTACCTGTGCTGATCTGAGACCAAACCTCAGAGCCTGCGGCTATGTCTGACCAGCTCTCATCATCCGATGCAATGTCGGCCCAGGTCTCAGACCCGGCGGCGACATCAACCCAAGATTCATCCTCAGAAGGAACGACACTCCAGTCCTCGCCGAGTATCTTACCCAAAGCCTCTGCCGACAAAGCAGTATCAGCAGCACCGTCAAACACGAATGTAATCTGCATATCCGATGTAGCAGACGCCACAATCTCAGCAGCTATGGCATCGCTCTGCAATCTCAGATAGTCAGCCGTCACCGTCATAGCAATGCTGGCCGTTCCAGCATCGCCGCGCACCCTTATGCTCGGACAGGCAACTGTGCTTGCTATGCTCGCCGCAGCCTGCATCAGAGCGATGAAAGATGCAGTGGCAGACACGCTGGCCACGCCTGTGACCGATATGCTGTCAGACTGTAGCCTCAATATGCCGCTAGTCGCGCTTAGAGCCGCACTGACGGCTGCTGCGTCCGATTGTAGCCGCAATATACCAGAAGAGGCTGTAGCGGCTACTGAGGCGGCTCCTGTGGTGTCCGTGAAGGTAAGAGCATCCAGCTGCTCCAGCGTCAAGCCAAAGCGGTCTAGGGTATCAACCGTTCCCCAGCTATCCAGCTCCTCCAAGGTAGCCACTTGGCCCTCCTTAGTCTGCGCTCACATCAAGGTCGCCAGCAGCAATCCGAAGAATGTCGCCATTCTGTATGTGCTTGCCGGTAGTAAATGCGCCGTGGATCAGCAGGTTCCCGGCAGTGCTTGCATCATACAAGCCAAAGTGACTGATTGTCCCCCAGTCGCCTGTTGCAGCGCTGAACTCAACAACCGCATTGTTGTCGGCGGTGCCAGAAGCTGCGGCGTTAAATGTCACAGCAACCCGGGCATAACCGCTACCGCTGATCTCTGTGGTGTCAGTGCCTGTATCGCCGAAGCTGGCATTGGCCAATCCGATATAGACATTCGACGGGGAAGTGTAAGAACCAGTGCCGAGAATGTGATCCAGTATCTCGTTCTCAAGATAGTTTGACATTGCAGACATATCTTAACTCCTTAGTGCTGCGTTCTGCTTGCTGTATGAAGATTGGATACGCAACCCGCCGGTTCCGTAGTGCGACCTCTCTTCATCCACTTTTATCTCCTCAAGTGCGCGGCTGAACTTGCTATCGTATTGAGCCGCACGGCTTTCATCGAGCAAATAAGCATAAGCCTCTGCCAATGCCCCATACAGATACAGATCAGGAGAGCGAGTAAATAATGTCGGTGTAGAAGCATCCCCGATGGCATCTACATTGCCGATATAGGCTATCTCAACAGTATAAGCGCTGTCAGGGATGGGGCGCAGCTTCAACTCGCTGCCCACTATGCTGAAGCCCTTTGGCAAGCCGGTAGATGTTCCTGCATACTCTTTGTCCAGAGCAGCCGGGGAAAGGTAGTTGAGGATCACCATAGGATTGGTGCTGCTGATCTTTACCTCACGCACCTCACGCATATCTGTGGGCAGGGCCGTGTATTCATCGCCAACACTCAGCGTGGCTGTTGCCCTTTTTTCCTGTTCTCTGGTTTCGAGCTGGCGGTTGATGCGGGCCTCTGCAAGCTGAATAAAATCGGGGATAACGCTGGTCAAATCATCCCGCGCCAAGAAATTGGCTATAGCCGTCTTCAACTCTGCATAGGTGCTAATGCTCATATGTATCCACCACCCGTTCTAAAGTCACGGTTCTCACTGTCATTCAACCAAGCCTTCCAAGCCTTCTGATTGTCACGAGGATGGCCCAGCTTTTCTAGCAAGTGATGATACAAGACATTTGGGATTTCCGCTATATGCACGATATGCTTCTGAGTGCCGTGCAAGCTGTTCTTGTCCCAGCCATTGTTCATAAAGCGATTAAGTTCGACCAGCTGATCGAACTTTTGCTCTCTTACAATTTTGTCGCCGTCAGCATCTTGCTGTAGGTAAGTCGTCTTACCCGTTGCTGCGTCTTGGCTGATAATTCTTTTCATCTCAAATCCCCCGATGAAGAGAGAGGCGGGAGGGAGACAGGCCCGCCCCTCTCAACTGTTTAGCTGCCGGACAGGGCAAATACACCTGCGTGGGCCTTCGGAGCCAGAGGCTTCAGCGCCCATTCACAGATGATCTGGACTTTCTCGGCATCCCCGGTAGCTGCAATCTCGTTCTCAACGAAATTACGGCCAGACAGGGTGCTGATCGAAACAAAGTCAGGATCAATCAGGAACAGCTTGTCGTTGGACATGAAGCGGCTCGGAGCAACTTCGATGGTGCCGAAGTCGGTCAGGAAGACCGAAGTGGAACCAACATAGGTCACTTCTTTAGCAGCAGTCATGTTGACATCGTTGCTGACAAGGTTGCCGGTGGCAGACAGGTCAGAGAAGTTGGCGCGGTTGGTAGCCGAGCAAACCATCAGCTTCGGATTACCGCCATCTTCCCAAGCGTCCTGCATACCGTCCTCAATGAGGGCCAGCGACAGAGCGCGGTTGGTGCCATCGGTCACGGTGTCGGTGCCAGCACCAGCAGCAAAGGTGCCGCCTGCGCCAACAGAACCGTTGGTGATCCAGGTCATCAGCGATGCAGATTTACGCGGGTCAGAGCCGGAACGGGCAACATTGGTGTCACCAATGGCCTTTTCGATGTCACGGCGCAGTTCCAGCGACTTCAGAACACGCTGATACTGGGTTTCACGCTCACGACCAGCCTTGTCGACAGCTTCCAGAGTGTTGGAAACAGCGAAAGCCTTGGCACTGATCTGGTGATAGTTGCCGAGGCGAACGGTGGCGGTAGCAGCTGCGATGGAGGCATCAGCGCCTTCAGTCACATAGTTGGTTGCCGAAGCAGCAGCCAGTTCCTGGGTCTGCCATTCGGTGAAAACAGCATTGCTGGTTTCTTTCTTGGTTGCCGAGAAAATCGGCGTTTCATCCGGGTCAATCCGGTAAATGACATCGGCCAGCTCTTCGCGTTGGCCAACGGCACTTGAAGTGGTAAATGTGGACATAAAGAACCTCCTATCTGCCCATCAAGTAGTTGACTGCCGCATCAACACTGCGCTCCTTATCAAGGCGGCCCAGCGCCTGACGGCGTTGACGACTAGCCACTTGAGCTTTTGTCTTAGGTTGCCCTGCCTTGGCCATCTTAGGTGCTTTTCTGACCTTCTTGCGAACTTCCGGCTTTTTGCCGACAAGCTGGTCATACTTCCACGCCTTGTAAAGCAGCTCGATTGCCCGTGCGTCTGACGCATTTGCAATCTCTTCTTCTGAAAAGCCGACCCGCTGTTGAGCGTATTTGATAACTTCAAGGCGCTCTTGGTTGCGAGTATCTTCGTCTTTCCATTCAGGGATGCGGTTCAGCATATCCTCTCTCTGCTGAGAAAGATGCTTTTGCATCGCCTGTTGCTGCTCGGCGGCCTGCTGCTCGGCTATTTGCCTTCTTTCTGCCTCAACAAGTCGAAGGTTCTCCTTCTGCTTGTCATGTTCGGCTTTCATCAAGAAAAGCTGTTCTGCCGAGTATTCTTTTGCCAGAGCTGCCCAGTCAGGTTCCTGTTGGAGTGTCTGCTGGATTTGACCTTGCAACATCTCAAGTTGCTGAGCGTAAGCATCGCGGAGCTGCTTAGTTTCGGACTGCTCTGCTTCAAAAGCCTTCCGCTGTTCAGCGAGTTCCATACTACGCTTTGTGTATGACTGTTGGCGGCTGTAGCCCTTCAGAAGCTCATCAAGTGTGACCTCCATATCCTGTTCATCAACGCGAACAGTATAAACAGGTTCCTCTACTTCTTCTTCAGTCTCAACCTCTTCCTCATCATACTCACCTTCGGCTTCATCCTCTGTAGCTTCGGCAGTTTCTTCAACCACCTCTTCTTCTACATCGGCATCTGCCTCAAGTGCTGGAGCCTCTTCTTCAAGCTCCTGTCGCCCTTCGTCAACCGTGTCCTGTTCGGATGGTTGGCTCAGAAGGCTAATAGCATCTTTCATAGAGAGTGGCCCGGTCTCTTGCGAGGTATCGGTAGTCATCTCATATCCTCTTTATATGGTTTCTGGGACGGGATTGCAACTCATCGAGCTGCGACTTCGCCAGCTTGCCGTCTGTGACTACTGATTGCAGGTAGCCCCTAACCGCCGACAAGTTCTGACAAAGCTGGTAAAGACGCTCCCGGCTA